TGGCGTGTAGGCCAACTAAACCTTAAACCTTACCAGGCCCAGGGACGCGTTAATGTGCAAATCTTGTTGAGTCTTAATAGACTCAATACAAGTATACACTAATCCAACATTGTAAAGTTTTCTATCAATATCTTGTCTGTTGCAATGTTAAATAATTTTTGAATTACAGGATACAAAATAGGTGATTGTGCGTTACGCGGTGGAACATCCATGACAGAAAGAGAACGCACTGTTTTAAAGTATTCTCTATCCTTTTGGATTTTAATTTCAGTTTGTTTTACAAGCCTTTGTTCCCATTCAACCATGCCTGTAATGCCTACAGGAAAATCAGATGGTTCCGGAGGAAATAATTTGTCTCTAAATTTAAGTGCATAGATGTGTTTGCAATATCTCAACTCGTCTAACAATGGAGTCCAGTTATCTGAAATCGAAAGAATAATGTCTTGAGGGATTGAGTTACCATCTGTTTCCAAGGAGAAAGTGCTGTAATCGTCATAACCCGGCATACCTTCCGCCGTGGAACCTGGTATAGAAATATTAGATGTGCTTCTTTTGTAAATCGCGCCAAACTCTCTGTAGACACCAGGGTTATCTCGTGTTGCTTTTATATCTGTGTTTGATGCATCAGTAACTGTGTAGTCTAATTCAAAACCCTGGGGAGCATAAACATCTAGTTCGCGATTGATGCCAGGGGCAGTCATTGCGTTGTTATTGACAACACCATTGACTTGAGTAACTTCAAATCGACCGGGCTTAATGGCAGATACATTGGTTCTTGGAAAATATTTTTTGGAGTTGCCTCCTCCACTCATTACAAATGAATAGTCTCTATGAGTAAAGTCCTGACAGGTGCATGCATATCTCGATCCCGTAATTAAGAACCTTCCTGGAGTAAAACCAATTGGAGAAGGAGAAATAAATTGTTTATCTGGCGACACGTAAACAGAACCTGATTTTTTAAACGTCAGGATACCAGTGTCCTGATTAATCGCTACAACAACTGCTTGAACGTAACCGTATCTGGTTTGGGTGTTGGGATTAATTGTGTCACTTGTGATGATGGAGCCGCCTTGGATAAGGACACGATCTTCAAAAATTTCTGTATTAGCAGGTTTTAAACCATTGGGCTGCCCTGGTACAGGTATGTAAAAAGGAGAAGGAAGGGGATTGGCAGGGCTCCAGGTTCCGGTTAGTTTTACATACCAGTAGAAAGAATCTTCCGTTACACTCTCTACTGATAACTTTTGAGTACTAACCGGATCTGTTAATTGGTCTGTACGAACAGATCCCGCATAACGCCAAATGGCCCAGTGCATACCAAGCTCTTTGTTGCTGGTCGGAAAACCAACAAATGCACCAGAAATTACAGTGTTTGGATTACCAGGACTTGCGGTGTTAGGGGTTTCGTAACTAAATGGAAAAGTGTATTCATTGTTGTATGTATAAGCATTGGCGAGTTCGTATCCTTTTCTCCATCGCGACCAGGCTGATTCTCTGTTGGCAGCGTAGATTGAATCCGGAACGCTGCCCTTCGAGAATTCTGTTGTAATGGGCTTGATAGCGCCAGGTGTAAAGGGCTTTACTTCTTGAAAATTACCGAAGTTACTGCCACTTCTTTTGGCCATTTATCAGAAGAAACCACCTTGAGCAATCACATGAGCACCAGGGGTATAACCAGAGATGTTAGGTCCGTCAGGAAACACGCCAACGTACAGACGGTCGCCACGCTCTAAGTACACTCCTTTATTGCGAAGAGGAGCAGTGCTGCCCAGGCCAGTGGTATTGCCAGCAGACATAACAGGAGCAGCAAGAGTCGGGAGGACATCCGAACAGTCAACCTCCTGTGTATTGGCCGGAATAGTTTTGGCAAACACAACCCTGTAATCCCCAGAAGCGGGAACGGGATTGGTTGTGCCGCGAGTATGATACAGCACAAAGGTCACTGCCGGTTGGGCACCGTAGTTGGTTCCGTTGTACGTAAAGCCCTGTGCAAGGCCCCCAGAGTAGTGGAGAGCGGTGTTAACGCCCGTCAGCGTGGTCGAACCGGTATAAGTGTAGTAACCGACCCCACTGCCCGCTCCGCTGCCCGTAAGGATGCCCGTGGCGGTCACGTTAACAATCTGACCACTAACAAAGGAAACGATAGTTCCAGACGTGGATGCGCTTACTGTGTAATCAGCAGCGCGATAGAAATCATTACGAACAATTTTTACCGAATCAACGACACCACCATTGTTATTATCTTCACTTAACGTCGCGTCCATGTCGACCAGAATCGCAGGAACCTGGCCGCCTTGCACGAAAAGAGTATTGTTGGCTGCACTACCAGCAATCTGAGTCGTTACCCTGACGGCGTCGTAAAGAGGCCTATCAATAAAGACGGGACTTTTGTTTGTGGCGGTCGAGCTCACTGTACTTACACTTATTATTGTTTTTATTATAAATCAATTAGACGCCCATGTATTGAGAAAGATTACCAAACGGCGTGTTAGGCATTTTTGCAGTTGCTGTAAACAATCTTTCAGGGTTAGCTTGGAGATTTAAAAAATTTTGAAAGAGATCAACATCTTTATCCAAGTCTTTTCCATCTTTAGGTTGAAATTTAAATCGTTTATTTGCAATATATTTAGAAGTTTCTAAAGGGTAAAGTTGATAATCACTCAAGCCAGACCTGGAAATATCGCCAGGTAAATAACTGTCGGCATCTACGTATTCAGCAAATCTAGCCATTAGACCAAATCCTCTTCTTCATTAAAGAACATTTTATAAGCATTAAGAAAATCTTGACTATCAGGAAGTGAGATTTGCTCAGGAGTAGATAAAGAAGAAAGTCCTGGGAAAGCGCCTGCCATTGGTATGTATTTCATAATGCTTTGAAGAAGAGACCCTGCTTGCTGATTACCTTTTTGAACTGCTCCTGCTGTTTCAGTAGAAGGCGGTGCAGGAGTGAAAGGGGTTTGTCCAAAGACTTTCTGAAGTTGAGATAGTTTTTTAACGGGTTGACCGTAATAGCTTTCACCTGTTTCTGTGGGGAGAGACGCCCACTCAGGTGCAAGTGCAGCAGAAACGCGTGGGCTAAAGCCTTCTTTTTCAAGAGCTGCTAATCCACCTATTGGCATTAAGCGATTTCTTGCTGCACGTAAAGCAGCCAGGTCTTGATTAATAGGACTGAAATCTTTTAAACCAAGAGCTTTTGCATGTGACTGCCAAGACGGTGACAAAAATTGATATGCACCGGATGCGTCGCTCGCGTATTTGCCGCTTCTTACAACTTTTCCGGGATGTGTTTTTAGGTTAGGAGCAAGTCTTCCACCGAACATTACACGATAAGAATCTAGACCTCCACGTTCCGTTCCTTCGGCAAAACGAAGAGTTCTCAGAAGGTTTTGTCCTGCTGCATTCTCACGGTATTTTTCTAGTAGCTGACGCTCGTTCATTTTTTCAACTTTATTCTCCTACCCAATTTGAATTTGCCTTAAGACCAGGGACGAATACTGCTTGAAGAGCCACAACTAAACTTAGTTTGGCGGTAAGTCGTCGAAGGAAATTACGGCAAAGAATCATTGGGCTATTGCAAGGACACTGGTCTCCGTAGATCAAATGATCTGTTACCCAGCAGGTGGACTTACCCACGAATGTGGCGCCAAGTAACCTTAGTTTACCAAAGGGTTATTTTAGGCGTCCTTCAAAAGCACGCTTGAGTAATGCAAGTTGCGTCTGTGTCAGATTCTCAGAAGAAGGAACGTCAAACCCTTGCTTAAAAACGTTCTCACCAATCATTGAAGGAGGGGCTTGCCCTGGTACGCTAACGCCAAGTTGTTGTGCGTTCGCGCCCATACCAAAAGCATTCATGTTACCGGCTTGTGCTGAACCAGGGAATTGCGCTCCACCAGGCGCACCGACTTGCTCGCTGGCTTGTTGATACATGGTTTGCGTAATGCCGGGGATATCTTTACCGAACACCTGAGACCCCGACATTGATGCGGATGTTTGATAGCCCACTTGTCCAGGACGAACACGCTTTGCAAGTTCAGGATTTGTAGTTGCCCAGATTTGTAGACCAATCCTTTCTTTTTCTTCAGGACTTGCAGTGTTATACGCTTTGGTTAACTCAGCTACTTGATACTTTTTAACAAGAGGATCTTGAGATGTTTGTTGAGCTACAGATGATTTTTCTTGTTGATAAGCACGTTCTTTAGCATTTCGAAATGCAGTTTCTGCGGCTGCAAAAGTAGGGGGGTTGGTAACGGCTGGTTGAAAAATAGAAGGAGGTGGATTGATTGCTCTACCTGTTTTAAAGTCGTACTCAATTCCATTGACCGTATAATTTTTTCCTTGATTAGCTACACCTCTTGACATTCTTTTAATATCTTCACGCGTTGGTATTAAACCAGCTCCCTCTAAAAGTTCTTGTGCTTTATCTGCTCCGTATAATAATGCACCTAGACCTGTTGCCGAAGTTTGCGCACTGCCAAGGAAATTGCCAAACCCGCCAAGTTTTGTTGTTGGGTTTGCTAAATTACCGAGTTTGCTGCGTATTGTTGCTTGGCTTTTTAAACCGCCAAGTTTACCAAGTATTGATAAATCCATTACCGGCAAACCTCATGTAAATAAAGACGTGACCCAACAGAAGTATCGGCTGGACCTGGAAGCGCTTGAATAAATTCAGCGCCAGACCTTTCGTAACGATAACGAGCTTGGAAGGGATCCTTGTAGTTGGGGACGTAAAGAATATGCGCTAGGCGATTTGTTTCGTACAGGTAAATCTCGTCCCAGACCTTTAATGCTTCTTTAGCATTACTGGAGCGAATTGTACGATCAACGTCGCCAACGATGTTCTCAACGCGGGTAGAAGGCGTTAATGCAACCTCGGTTTTCTTCTCGGCCGTATCACAACGACCAATCTGAATAATGATCTTGTCGTAAAAATAAGAGTCCGGAACAGTGTTAAGAGATTCCTCCAGACGAGCATAGTCGCCAGCAGGAACCGAAACCACATAGTAACCTAAGTGGTAACGAACTCTACTCTTATCAAAATCACTGAGCTGCACAGCCTGCGCCCTATTTAATCTTCATTATAAATTGAAGTAATCAAGCAAAAAGTTGCATTGCTTGTTCAGGAGTAATACCCATTGATGAGTAAGGTTTAAGGGTGTCCAGCATTGATTGTTGTCTTCCTTGCATTGCTTGTTGAAGAGCACCTGCAATTAAAACATCTTTTAAAGATTGTTGTTTACCAAATAATTCTTCCATCAACTTATCGTTGCGTTCCTGATTTTGTTTTGCATTATCTCCAGGGAGCGCTGGAGCAGTTGGTAAATCAGATGCGCCTACCGCAGCCTTGGCTCCAGGTTCAGTATGTAGGAACCTAATTTCATAAGGGTTGCCTTGCGGATCTGTGGTCATTAAAGATCCATATCCTGCATCCGGTCGATACGAACCATAACCCTTAAATGCAATTGGAGTACCCGCCTTAAGACCAATATCTATCCCCTGGTGATAAGAGCTGGCTCCTCGCACTGGAGCCGTTCGAGGACCAAATTCTGATGTAATTGGAAAATTCCATTTCCAATCTTTTCCTTTTTGTTGAACAAGAGGAACCTGATTTGAACCGATTAAAACATTTTGTAAAATTGTTTTATTAAATCTTGGGTTGATATGTTTTCCTTTGTTTGCACCAAATTGAGGAATAAGGCGCAAATCTAAATGTTCTCCCGTAGTGGCATAAATATCTTTTTTGGGATCAACGACTACTCCAGCTGAAATTAAACCGGCCATTATTAAGTCTTTATTTTTTATTCTAAAACTAAAAACCCCTGGTTTCCCAGGGGCTGTAAGGAGATGTAGTTTAGATGCGAATCAGATCAGCGGCAAAAACAGAGTCCCAATCAACTCGACGAATTTGACGCAACTGGTCGAGATTACTGAATCTTTCACCGGAAAGTGACAGTTGTAAATCTTTAATCTCTCGAGCAGTCTTCAATCCAATTCCCTTGATGTGATCTGCAATCATCTGTGCCGTAGCACCGTTGATATTGAGACGCGTATCAGGAGGAAAGTTGCGGGGTTCTTCTTTGGCTGCTTTATCTTTTACCTGAAGAGTTTTTACTTTTTTCGTTGCAGGCTCATCAGGAGAGAGTTCGTTTTTGTAAGCGGTATAAAGGCGACCGTCCTGATCTTCGACCATGAACCAATCGCCGTTATCCCATTCGCTAATAATTCGAACTCTTGCTCCTGTTTTGCAATGACGATGAAGAATCTCTTCAGAGAGAACAGACATAGGACCAGAAAATGTATCTGGTCCTAGTTTAGCCTAATCAGCTAACAACGCGACCCAGGAGGTAGCCATCAATATCTTCGTAGCCAGGTGCAGTATCCGGTTGGATGTAGCACACTTCAACAACGAAGTAACCAGTGCGGCCAGCAGCTTTATCTGCAGAAGAGATGTACCAGCCTGCATCAATACCGCTGGTAACGGTAGAAGCAGTACGCGAGAACACTTTATAGGTGGCAGCGCTGGTCAGTTCCTTGTAGACGTTAGTGGCGGTGACACCAGCGGCACCGGTAGCAGTCAGGAAAGGATTGGTGCTATAAGCAGCGGATCCACCAGCGAAGAAGATTTCGCCTTCTTGGCTACCGGAAACAGTGCTGGCGAGGTTAGCCTGAGCAACACCTTCACCAACGGCTGCGCTAGAAGCAAGGCCAGTGGCGAACGAGATCACGCGACCAGTGGTGGCATACACACCGGAAGCAACACGGCCATCGCCCCAGCCGGAGGCAACGGAAATGGTAGCGCGATAAACGTAAGCAGGAAGGGTGCTGGAGCCACTGATCACCATGCCGGTGATGTCAGTACGAGTGTCATCGTTCCGGTAAGGGGAAGGAACAATAACGTTGCCCGAAGAAACGGCACCATCGCCAGAAGCAGTGGTGACGGGCACATAGCCACGCTGTTGAAAATAACGATAGCCAGGAGTAGCCAGCACCGAAGTGGGGCCACCTTTCGAACCATCATTAGCACCGCTGTCATCGGTATCAATGTTTTTGTACCAACCGTTCAGCGGCTCTGCCCAGTTACCAGGGAAGATTTTTTTAGACGAGAGATAGGTCATTTATTTCTCCGTATGGTTTACTTATGTTTTTACTTATCAGACGCTACCGTCATCGGAGACGAAGCTGTAAGCAGTGGTGATGAAGTCTTTGTTCAGGACTTCGAAACCAGCATACAGTTGCCAAATGAGGATGATGAAACGGCTGAAGTCGTCGTTGTTGTTGATCAGAACCTGAGCATTCGGGCCACCGATGCCAACGCCAACGGCTTGAGGACCGAAGAAGAAACCTTGAGCAACTTCTTGGGCGCTGTACGAAGCAACGTCGGTGAAAGAAGCTTGAACAGTTTTGGAGGGGAAGTTGGTCGACTCGAAGAACTTCACACCTTCAAACTGAACACCAGTCGGCATGACGGGTTCACCAGCCAGGAAGTAAGCCTGACCAGCTTGGGGACCCATGTAGAAGCTGGCGTTGTTAGGCATCATGGGATTACCCATGTACATGCCTTGACCAGGGTTGCCGCTGTAACGAGCGATCTCACGGAAGTCAGGATCACGACGCAGGTGCATCATGAAGGTGGGATCGCAAATGCAACGATACAGACCATCGGTGAAGGTCGGCACGTTACGCTTACGCATATCCTTGACGACGGTCAGCAAGTCGGTACGAACCGAGAACTGCTGGATGTCGGCAGTGTATTGAGCAGCGGTGTAAGCGATTTGACCAGAAGAGTTTTTGGTCTTACCACCAGGGAAGTAGTAACCACCTTGGCTGGTAGAAGCAGCACCATTGGCTTCAGCTTTGGCAAGTTCGTCAATGAAGACGCGGTCACGCCAACGGCGATAGTCGTCAAGCAGGGTCAGGCTGCCGATCGACTGGTGGAACATATTCAGGTTGCCGGTGTCCAGCAGCAGACGCTGGGCGGTAACCAGAGTTTCGCGAGCAATCTTGAAGGTCGAGGGCTGAGTCGGATCGCCCGGGTCAGCAGGACCGGTGTATTCCTTAAGCACCACCAGGACTTTCTCCTTGGTGATGTTACGGCTGTTAGCAGTACCAATAGTCTGGTCAGCAATGCGCTCGCGGCTGTCCTTAGTACCAGGGGTACCCCAGAACTTATAGCGGTCGAGCTGAACGGTTTGACCAGGTTGACGAGTGAAGTCGTGAACAACAACAGGCTCTACGGCCATTTCGCAGATGTACGCCGGGTGGGGGCGATACAGCTCTGCACCCAAAATCTTGGGGAAATCGGTATCAAGAAACACTTTAGTTTATCCTCCAGTACGCAGGACTTTGTCGGGTGAAA